GGCAACCAACTTCAGCTGCTGAGAGACTATGTGTCAGAGCATTCGGACCTGTCCGTCTTTGATATTTACAGCGACGATGATATATCCGGAACAGATTTTATTCGACCTGAGTTTTCGCGTATGATGAATGATCTGAGAGATGGCAAGATCGACTGTATTATTGTGAAAGATCTTTCACGGCTTGGGCGAAATTATTTGGAGTCCGGAGAGTATATCGAAATGGTATTCCCGTTCTTTCAATGCCGTTTCATTGCAGTTACAGACCGATTTGACACAAAATTTCAACAAGCAGATATATCGATTCAGATAAAAAACCTGGCAAATGAGATGTATGCCAAGGATATTTCAAGAAAGATCTGCTCATCCATGCGTACAATTCAAGAGCAAGGTAAATTTGCCGGAAGCCGTGCACCGTATGGATACCGCCTTGATCCCAAGGACAAGCATCATCTTGTGGTCGATGAAGAAACCGCACCGGTGGTAAAACGAATGTTCGAGATGGTTGCCGCCGGAAACACATTGCACTATGTGGCAACGACCTTGAATTCCGAAGGAATACCGTCCCCCGGGCGGCTGCTTTACGATCGTGGTATCGCATCTACCGACCACTTTAAGAATTCAAAATGGTATATGCAAACGATAAAGCGCATCCTCATCGAAGAAGTATACCTTGGCTGGATGATTTCTGGAAAATTCCGATCAACTTATCATTCCACAGGTCAAAAGGGTTCCCGTCCTGCTCCAAAAGAGGAATGGATTGTTACCAAGGGAACACATGAACCGATTATAACGAAGGAACTATTCGATCAGGTTCAGCTGTATTTCCAGCGCTTGAAGGAGGAACTTGGGCAGGCTGCCGTATATGATTCCAAGAGTAAACGGGCGAGTATTTTTAAGGGCCATCTCCGGTGTGGTGAATGCGGACAAGCTATGTTTTTGAGGAACAAGAAAAATCATGCCGGGGAGCGTGTTCCCTGGTACTACTGCTCGTTACACGAGAACTATAATTCATCCTACTGTGTAAAAAAGGCGGTAAAAAAGCAGGATGTTGAGGATATCGCGCTAAAACTGATCCGTACACAAATCAAGCTATTTACAGATGCGCGGGAGCTTCTTGCTGCATTGAACAAGAAGGAATCCAGCAAAACAAAGTTTCGCATTTACAGCGATCAGATTCGTGGAGTAAAAAAGCAAATTGATAGATATGTGTCATTAAAGGCGTCCTTGTATGAGGAATTTGCAAACGGGACACTCAGCCAAAATGATTATATCAGCATGGGTCAGGAATATGCTGCAAAGGCCGACGAACTGCGTATTTTCCTTGCTGAACTCGAAAAAGAATGCCAGAAGTACAACCCGTCGTTTGCAGCAAGCGGATCGTGGGCCGAGCTGATCGAACAGTACAAGGATGCTGATACACTAACAGCAGAAATGGTAGATGCCTTTATTGATGAAATGATTCTGTACAATAACGGACATGTTGAGGTTAAATTCAATTTCAGAAATGAATTAGATGAAGTCATTCATCTTGCCGCAATCCGCCAAAGGGAGGTTGAACGATATGCAATGTAACAAAACGCTCGCATTTTATATTCGCTTATCGGCAGAGGACGCTGACCTGAAATCCTCCGGGAAGGCGGAAAGCAATAGCGTAACAAATCAAAGAAAACTGCTTCGTGATTACTATGAGCAGCATACTGAGCTTTGTGAATATGAGGTTGTCGAGTTCTGTGACGATGGTTATACCGGCACAAATTTCGACAGGCCACAATTCATGCTTATGATGGAGCGGATACGCCGGAGAGAAATACAAGCGATCATGGTCAAGGATCTTTCACGATTTGGACGAGATTACCTGGAGGTTGGCGCATATCTGGAGCTGATATTGCCATTGTTCGGGACTCGTTTTATCTCTGCAAACGATAACTTTGACAGTGATAATTTTATCGGTACGACAGGCGGATTGGAGCTTGCGCTACGGAATCTAATCAACGGATTATACAGCAGAGATTTATCTGTGAAAGTAAGGAGTGCAAACAAAACTAGGAGCCGACGCGGCGAGTATCGGGGCGGCAGCGCTTTTTATGGATATCGGTTAGATCCTAAAGACAAGCACCATCTGCTTGTGGATCAGGAAACAGCACCGGTGGTAGTACGAATCTTTGAAGAATGCATTGCCGGAAGAACAGCCGCACAAATTGCTCGTGCATTAAATGATGATGGCATTCCATCCCCTGCAAGCTATAAGGAAAAGAATGGTGAGTTTTACAATGGACGCATTCTTGAGGAGAACCCGATATGGGTAGCATGTACTGTGCTCCGTATCATTAAGGATGAGCGCTATACGGGAAAAATGATTTCCAACAAAAGAGAAACGGTGGGAATCAGCACTGGGAAGATGCGAGCGCTCCCGCGGAGCGAATGGATCATCGTGGAAGATACACATGAGGCAATCATCTCCCAGAGTATATTTAGTGAGGCGGATGCATCACGCAGAAGCCGAATTAAGACCGTTAATCAAAACACAACTGGCGAAAGAGCAGATAATTTATTTGTGTGCGGGTATTGTGGACGAAAACTCCAAAAATCCAAGGGAAAAGTAACGCATCTGTTTTGTTTAAAAGCTGGCGTTTCTTCTAATGCGGATTGCACACGGCTCCATGAACCAATCGAGACGCTGCAATCAAGTGTTCTTGAGGTTGTAAAGATGCTGGCGAAAACACTGGCGGAAAAAGCTGTGCAGGTAAAAGCGAACGCAAATCGAGAAGAACCATTGCTTGAAAAGAAAGCTGCGATGCTCAAACGTACACTTCAACGAGCGCAAAACAGCAAGCTCGACTTATATGAAGAATACCGAAATGGCAGGATGACGCGAGATAAATTTATCGCAGCCCAGGAAGAGCGCCAGACCGCAATAGATTCCATGCGTGATGAATTGGCAGCAACGGAAGCAATGATTACAAAATTGAGGGCTGGGAAAGAAAAAGCTGCTGTGTTAGAAGCAGATGCCAAGGGTATTCAGCTTTTGAATGAGTACCGCCCAAAAGAACTTCGGAAATTGATAGAGAAGGTCCGTGTCTATGAAAATGGACGAATAGAGATTGATTTCCGGTGTCATGATGATTTCACCGAGAAAATCATAAAAGCAGTTGCAAGGCTGGCCGGATGATGCGCCTTTGAGAAGAAATAACTGATTACAGTTGGACTGAATCGTAAAATTCGAGAAAAGCAAAAAAATTATGTGTCCTATCTTGACACAAGCAGAGGGCCTGATCACCGGCATGGCCGCCAAAATGTTCCTGATCGCCGGGCCTGTGATCGTATTCGGCACCGCCGCCAGCGTGGTATACGGCGTGGTGCTGTGGCTGCTGGGGGGATAAATGCAGACAGGGCGTACCGCAAGCGGTACGCCCATTGCTTATTCCCGGTCCTGCTTCTGCCGCCGGGCCAGCACCAGG